CTTGGGGCGTTTTTACTCCCATTGAAGGAGAAGGCGATGCCATCATCTTGCTTGATGCCGAGAAAGGCAGATGGGATTTCCCAGAACTTAAACTTAAAGCACAGGAATTGTGCGAAGCATATGATCCTGACATGATTCTTATAGAACAGAAGGCAAGTGGCACGCCACTTACTCAAGAGTTAAGAAGAATGGGTGTTCCTGTTACTCCTTTTACGCCTAGCAAGGGTGCGGATAAATTTGCTAGAATGAACGCTTGTGCACCAGTATTTGAAAGTGGTATGGTGTATAGACCAGATGCAAATTTTGCAGAGGAGGTTGTTGAAGAATGTGCAAGTTTTCCACATGGCGATCATGATGACTTGGCAGATTCGATGACTCAGGCTATACTAAGATTCAGACAAGGTGGTTTTATTACTACGCCAGACGATGAGGAGTTTGAGCCAGCTTATAGAAGAAAGATGGAGTATTACTAATGTCAAAAAAAACACAATCTCAAAAAGAGTCCGAATACGCCAAAAAAACAAATAAAAGATCTGAAACTAGAGTTTTTAAGGAAACACAAAAAAACCCATCTGGATCACCATTAGGAAAATTTAGTATTTTAAATAAAGTAATAAAAGGGATTGATGCACTTACAGGGTTTGACAGGAAACCAAAAAAAATGAATATGGGTGGCGTAATTAAAGGTCGTGGCGGTAGCTTTAAGGGGACAAGATAATGTCAGACGAAGCAGATAGAAGAAGAACTTATGCAGAGTTAGAGAAGCGTGGTCAACCAACACCAGGCAAATATTTTGGAAAGCGTATGCCTCCTATGAAAATGAAACAAACGCCAAATGTAAAAGTTATAGATACAACTAAAATGAAACAACTGAAATTACTGAAAACAGGCGGCACAACTGATCCAACAAAAGATCCGTTAAAAAACGTAGCCAAAATGATTACCAATATACAAGCAGGTAAGACAGGCATAAAAACAGTTGATAAGCAAAAGCGTAAAGACGCAGCATTAACAAAAAATTTGAAAAGGATGGCAAAAAGGACTAAAGTAAGAGCAAAGCCACAAACTTTGGATATTACGCCAAAGCCAGGAGGTGCTTTTAGTATTCAAAAGCAATCAATTATGATGGCTAGTGAAGGTGGAGTTGTAGATATGACTAAATCAAGAATAATTAACTCAGAGACAGGAGAGTAATATGTCAGAAAGACCAATTATCAAAGTTGATAAAGATGGTAAGATTAGACAAACTGGTAAGACTAGATTGAAAGATGGCACAATAAGGGTGCAACCAGAGGGTGGTATGAAATTTATTCCAAACAAAAAAGATGGTGGTCTTATGGAAGCCATTGATAAAGTTAAAGCAAAAGAGATGCAAGGTGGTGGTCTAACAGGTGGTCAAAAAAAATTAGATAAAAATAAAGATGGAAAAATATCTGGAGAAGATTTTAAAATATTAAGAAACATGGAATTAGGTGGACCTGTAAAAATGGGTTCTGGTGGTGGTGTCTGTAGAGGCATGGGTGCTGCGAGAGCGGGTGGGAAGTTTAAGCTTAGATAATCATGGCAATAGAAAAAGTAAATGGTATTGAAAACGTAGACTTGCCACAAGGTGTGCAAGTATCTGTAACTGATACAGAAATCACACCCGGCGTTACAGAGTTAGAGGATGGGTCTGCAATAATAGGAGAGATGCAAGAGCAAGTTCAAGCATCAATACCCGTGCCATTTAATGCTAATTTAGCTGAATTTATAGAAGATGGTGATTTAGGAGTTATTTCAAGCGATATAGTTGGTAGTATAGAGGACGATATATCTTCAAGAAGAGATTGGGAAAATCAATATAAAGGTGGTTTAGAGTTACTAGGCATGAACTATGAAGATAGGGCAGAGCCTTTCGAGGGTGCTTCTGGTGTAGTTCACCCGTTATTAGCAGAAAGCGTTACGCAGTTTCAGGCACAAGCATACAGAGAGATGTTACCTGCTAGTGGACCTGTAAGAACACACATTGTTGGTGCTGAAAGTCCAGAACTTTTATCACAAGCAGAGCGTGTTAAGAATTATATGAATTATCAAATAACTTACGAAATGGAAGAGTATGATCCAGAATTAGATCAAATGTTATTTTATCTTCCTATTGTAGGTTCAGCATTTAAAAAGATTTATTTTGATCCTTCAATGCAACGAGCGGTTTCAAAATTTGTTCATGCAGAGGACTTAATTGTGCCTTACAATGCAACAGATTTAAAGACAGCTACTCGCATTGCTCATATTGTTCGTATGGACAGAAATGAGATTAGAAAATTACAACTTCAAGGATTTTATAAGGACATAGATTTACCATCATCTGATAGTGGGGGAACAAATTACGATGAGGTAAAAGAAACAATAGATGACATACAGGGCGTAGAAAAAAGCACAAGCGACAACGAAGAGATAACATTATATGAAGTTCACACAGATTTAGATTTGATAGGATTTGAAGACGTTGGTCAAGACGGCGATCCCACAGGTTTAAAAATGCCCTATGTCGTAACCATAGTGGAGAAATCTGGTGAAATATTATCGATCAAACGTAATTTCAATGAAGGTGATCCGTTCCGTAGGAAGATCCCTTATTTTGTTCATTATAAGTTCTTACCTGGTCTTGGGTTTTATGGTTTTGGTCTTACTCATATGATTGGGGGTTTATCAAGAGCTTCAACATCAATATTAAGACAATTAATAGATGCAGGAACTTTATCTAACCTTCCTGCTGGATTTAAGGCAAGAGGTGCTAGGATTAGAGATGACGAGTCTCCGTTAAATCCTGGAGAGTTTAGAGATGTAGATATGGTGGGTATGGATTTGCGTCAAGCAATAATGCCATTACCATTTAAAGAGCCATCACAAACTTTATATTCATTACTTGGCACACTGATTGACTCTGGT